CTACTCTTTGTGTTTGCCTTGCAGTTGTGCTAGTATTGTCCTCAACCTGTCAGGTATTGGCAGACCCATCAACGCCCAATTTTCAAGCAATGACATACCTTCATTGGCGATAAAGTACGAAATTGTCACCGTGCGAAGTACACCGCCAAGCTCCAACACCCCATCAATCAAATTTGCCACGGCAACCACAAAAAACACGCCAACCTTTTGCGCGCCACCCGCAAACATCTTTTTGCTGTTAAGTTCTTTTAACACAACGGCTTTGATGATACCCGTCACAAAATCAATCCCCACCATGGCGATAAGTGCTAAAAGCAAATTATCCGCCGCTCCGAACAAATATGTGGTCACGCTAATTATTACACCAACTAAACCTTTAATAAGAATACCTCCCATCTTTAAGAACCCCCTATTTTATAACTTGCTAATTATCAAGTGAAGATTATCAAACCAGCGGTTTACGTCATTAAAATCTAGCCAGCGGTCGTCCCTATTGCCACCCAGCCATGTTTTTGTTGCCTGCCAGCCCTGTGGCGGTGACGAACCCGCCAAGGCGTCCAACCTGCGTTCTATTTCGTTGATAAACCCAGCCGTGGGCAGGGTTGCAATGCCCTGCGACAAGTCCAGCGGGCTTGCCCCTGCTTTCACAAACCCATCACTTAGGTCTTGCAAAACTCCCAAGGATAAAAAGTCGTCTGGCTTCATTATATGCTTGGTCATGCTAAAGCTCCTTTCATAGTTGGTATTAAAAAAGCACCCTACGTATGGGTGCTTAATCCTCTAATGGTATCAATAACTTCCTTGACAGGTCTCTCATTTTCGATTTACTCCAATCACACCACAACAAACCCGACAACAGTGTGTGATGATGGTAGGGGCGGGCATTGCCCGTCCCAATTCTGCTGGCACATTTTATTTGGGTTGTACGGTATCGTCAACATAAATGGGACGGGCAATGCCCGCCCCTACCAGGAAATTTGTAATTTTTGCAAAAAGATACTTGACACGACCGAAATTTTGTCGTATACTGGAAGTGGTCAATCATTCTTTCGACTGGGGGTCTCCTTATAAAACGGTGCTTGCCTAAACGCCGACAAGCTAACAAGGCAAGCACCAACCCCAACTTACAGAGCCTAAGGGATATTATATCCTACCTTAGGTCTTCTTGTCAAGCACTTCTTCGACAAAAAGGATATAGGAAAGGATAGGTGTCAAAATGTTTTGTGTTGGAGATAATGTATTTGAAATTGAAAAAAGAACCTTTGACGAAACAACAGTCAACAATTCAGGGACTATTACCATACCCGCAGAAATACCGTACTTTCTGGGTCTGAAAGAAGGCTCGAAACTGGAAGTAGAAGCTGGTGTTGGTACAATTGTTCTAAAAGCCATAAAACCTTGCCCAACTTGTGGGCGTTAATTGTAGGGGCGACCATTGGTCGTCTTTTTTGTGTGCAATCTTATGTCGAACTGTGACGGAAAAGCCTAACTTATGCTTGACATCTCGGTTTCAAGTTGGTATAATTACACAGCACAAGGGCGGTTGGTCTTGCACCTCTGAAAGGAGGTGAAGCCTATGTTATTGTTTTGTGATTTGTTGTACTTGATAGCGGTTTGTGTTATGGCGTATGTCGCCCTAGCCAACCGTATAGACAGTAAAGCGAAAAGCAAACGCCGCCCTCCCGGCAAAGGTAAGCGGCGTTAAAGATTTGCGGCGTTAGTCGCAATAAATTTAATACATAAACCGCAAGACCTACCGACCTGTGCGATTAGAGAGGAGTAACCAGCTCCTCTCTTTTATTGTTTTCATTATACATGGTTCACATGGTTTTGTCAAGTAAAATTTAATTGTCGAGCAATATTATATTCCGCCAGATTTCATCGTTTACTTTCGACAATTTATGCTTGACATTTTGGCTTTAATTTGGTATGCTTACGCAAGCACAAGGGCGGTTGGTCTTGCACCTCTGAAAGGAGGTGATAACCGTGATGATTTGGGACATACTTAATCTGATATTTGTCGGCATTGCAACACTTGTAATAATTGTCGATTTTATTGACAGGAAAGTAGAGAACAAACGCCGCCCCAACGGTAAGGATGAGCGGCGTTAATGATTTGCGGCGTTAGTCGCAATAAATTCAATACATAAACCGCAAGACCTACCGACCTGTGCGATTAGAGGGGATGTTGACGCATCTCCTTTTTTCATATTAAAAGTATACACTATATAACACACAGTTGTCAAGCAAAATTATTGTCTAAGCACAGCAAAATTTGTCGCACCTGATAGCACACCCCCCGAAAAGTCCATTTCTTGGCTAATCGCCCGCCCACGCACCTGTCTGCCATCCCCATCAATTTGTATTATCACATTATCACCAAGGTCTGCCCTAGGATTTTGTCGCCATGTTGTCTCGCATTTCATCATCCGCTGTATCAATTCAAATTTACGGGTCAAAAACCAGTCCCGCACACTCTGGATATGTACGGCATTGGTGATAAACATAGGCAAATCCACTGTATACGGGCGTTCTTCCTCACCCACTTGCTTCCATGGGGCGGGGTAAAAGTTTTCCGTGGCTAAAAGCGAGCAACGCCAGCCCCGCACCTGCACCTCTGCCGTGCCGTTGCCCACAATCCGCATGGTGGCAAACATTGTGTTACGCTGAATATTCTGCAAACTAAACCCAGCCGACACTGTAATTGTTGGCGTAAGCCACACAGGGGCATCATATGGTATTGTCACATCCAAAAACCCAGACACATCTAAACGCACATTGGCAAGCCAGCCATCATCAAGGCTAATCATCCTCTCGGTCAGCATGATGCCGTTGTAATGGCGGTTTTGGCTAATTTCTGGCGGTTTCAACTGTTGTCCAAAACACAATGCGGGGGACAATGGGGGTTGTGCATGGCTTAACAAGTCCATAAAATGTATATTGCCCTGTCTGTCCTCATATATGGCACAACCTGCAAGCTCTGCCAAATAAGCAAGGGCCTTGCGGTGGCTTACATTACCCGTAAACGCAGGAAAACGTGGGTATGTGTTCATTGCATTGGACGGTATTACGTTAATGCCAGCCTCTGCCCCAATCCTCCTTGCTAAAGACCCCATATGCTCTAAGGCAAAATCACTTCCCATGAAAGTGGTGTCACTCAAAAACCTCGTTTTGCTGTGTCCCGCAAGCTCCACTTTTTTGTTTGTCACCTTCCATTCGTCCAAATAATAATCCGCATATTTTGTCCAAAACATTTTGCCCACGGGATAATCCCCTGTCCCAATGGTGTATTCCAGCAGACTGCCCCTTGCAAGCTTCTCAATCATCCCGCCGTCTATTGCAGAAAAGCGACCCTTATTGGCAATCACAGCCCTCAACACATTCCATGGCAAACCCTTACCCTCCACATCCCCTTGGTGCAGGGTACTTATGGACAACACATCCTCACCATCAAAAACCACCACATCCCCAAAATGCACCTGCATAACCCTAGCCCGCCTGCCCCCAGGATGGGTTCGCATCAGCCTAAGCGTAATACGACTGACCCCATCCACGCCATTTGCCGTCATCGTCAACGGCACATTGCCCCCATCATCCAAATTAGACTGCAAAAACTGCGTATTAATAATCGTACCAAATTCATTATGACACAAAAACTGCACATTTCGGCAAGCCCCATCCCCATCAAACACAAGCGTTATCGCTGGCAAGTCCACAGGGCGGGCAAAATTCACAACAACCTCTGGATGCTGGTTAATGGGAAATGTCCCCATATCATTAGAAATTTGCCTACTTACAAAACCCACCTGTAACTGACCATCTGGCAACATAAAAGAACCATCCAAACGCCATAAATTAGGCTCTAATGTGGCAAACCTTCCACTTGCATGGCTTACGCCATTAACAATTTGATGAACCTGCGAAAATTCGACCGCATGGGCAGACGTTGCTGTGGCAAGCTCCCTAATTCCCTGCCCATCCGCCACATAAGTCAATTTAACTGCATTTCTACGCAAATCATTGTTCGACAAAATCACAGCTCACATCCTTCCACCACATACCACCGCACAAATACGCAACCCTAGCCCTGTTCGGACGTGCCATCATTGTTTTTGTTACCATCTGCCCCATCTCACCGCACAAATAGGTCAACCGAACAAAAACAGGTTGGCTACCACCCACCAAACGGCGGTAATCCTCCCCGCTCATCATCTTCCACCCCACACTAACCATATCTTTAACCGCCACCAAATCCCCAACTAAATTGCCTGCCGCATTGCGGGCAAACTCCCCCACCACGTCCCGCCCAAAGGTGTAGCTGTCAGGCGAAGGCAATGGCACACCATTAATCCTAATTTCCATAAAATCCCTCCAAACAAAAAACGGCTTTCGCCGTCTATATTGAAACACTAACGTAATTTGACATCCACGACAAAATTCGATATAATACCACAAGGGACAATCAATAAGCAAGGCGGTTGGTGTATTCATCTCTGAAAGGAGGTGACGCACTTATGAATGGATATGAAATCTACATTTTCTTTGCCGCATCGGTAAAGTTGATAGAATACATAATCTTGAAATATTTCTTCAAAAAGAAATAACCGCCCCTCTCCAAAGATGCGGTTATTTTGTTCACTTCTAAACATCACACCAACCGCTTTGCGATTGTCCTTTTTTATTTCCAATAAAAACAGTATACCATTCCGCCAACGGAATGTCAAGCACTTTTTCTGAAATCTTAACGTAATTTGACATCCACGACAAAATTCGATATAATACCACAAGGGACAATCAATAAGCAAGGCGGTTGGTGTATTCATCTCTGAAAGGAGGTGACGCACTTATGAATGGATATGAAATTTACATCTTCTTTGCCACATTAGCAAAGCTGATTGAATACATAATCTGGACATATTTCTTTCCAAAGAAATAACCGCCCTCCTCCAAGACAGCGGTTTTTCTAATACACTATAACAAACTACACCAACCGCTTTGCGATTGTCCTTTTTTTATTTCCAATAAAAACATTATAACATTCCGTAAACGGAATGTCAAGCACTTTTTACACATACCCACAAAGTCGGTTTTACAAAACAAAAACTACCAACCCCGCCCCCTGCGTGCCTGTACCTCCTCCAAATCACCCACCAAGGCTTCCGCCAACTTCTTCCCATCCAAAGTAACCTCAACCCTAGTAGGCTGCGGGCTTGCCACCGCCCCGCCCGCCCCCAACACCGACACGGCATCCACCAGCATATTGGTAAGCGTAACCATCCACCCCGTATTATTCTCCAACGGCAAAACCGCCTCCCGCCCCGCTTCCCCCACAAGTGCAAGCGTAGGAGCCGTCACAATACCGCCCGTAGCAAGAGCAGGCACAGATGGCATCTTAGGCAAATTAAAACCAAGAGACCCGCCCCCAAGCCAAGCAGGAATATCAACACTTATACGATTTATACCACTTATCATAGTGTTAAACCCCGAAATTATACGGTTTACCATACCTGTAAACGTCCGCCCAATAGCAACCCAAGCACCCTCCCAACCAAGGGTAAGCCCCTGCGTCAACTGCCTCCAACCATCACCAATACCAGCCACCGTACGCCCAAACATCGTCCCCAAACCATCACTTTCCCGCCTTGCCCCCGCAAAAGCCGTGCGAAAATCCGCCCCAAACCTCCTTGCCCCGCCCGACAACTGGTTAAGCCCACTTGTCAAGCGGTTAGCCCCAGCACCAACCACGTCAAAACCCACATTAGCAAGCCCCCTACCCATTTCCGCCACAGAACCCGAAACAGAAGAAGCCCCAGCAACCAAACGGTCAAAACCAGCCCGCACCCTCTCCTGCACATTTACATTCTCCACAAAATGACGTGTCGCCCCCGCCACCTGCCCAGAAAGGTTTGCAAACCCATGGGTCAGCGGGTCAAGCCCGATGCTATCCACCATATTAGAAAGCTGACCGCCAAGCCCATCAAAGCTACTAGACAAGCTCTTAAGCCCCTTTTCCACACCTTTCAAATCCAAACGCAAATCCAAATACACCGCGTTTACAATTGTTCCTGCCATTTATGCACCTCCAATTACTGTATCGTCTGCAGATATGGGACGGGCAATGCCCGCCCCTACCATTGGCGTCATGTGGCAATCACCATAATACACCATCATCGTGGTAGGGGCGGGCATTGCCCGTCCTTTGCCTGCAGACGACACCGTCCTACCCAAACATCATCGCCAACGCCTCTTGCAACTCCAAAACATCCGACCGCTTCGAGCGAAACTTCGCCCACTGGCTTCTAACACGCCTTTCATCACTTGTAAGGTTAGAACTCACAAAAGCCCCACCCCGCACAGCCACCAACCTCCCCAGCGGCGTATCAGGCATCAACCCCGACAACAACCGCAAAAACTCCCCCACAGAAATTTCCTCCCGTGACAGGCGTATGCCATACTGCTTAGCAAAACTAGCCTCAATAGCATCCCTATCAAAATCCAAATCATAATAAACATCGCCACTACACACCCTTGCCCCGAAATCGCCGACGTGCCTCGTCCACCTCCAAATCCTGTATCGCCGCCAGCACAATAATCACAATCTCCTCCATAACGGCATAAGGCAAATCCATCTCCACAAGCTCCAAATAAGCATCATGCCCCAGCCCAAAGCTCATCACAACCCCCATCTCTGCCGTATCACTCTTATCCAGCTCTTTCCGCATACGCTCAAAAGTAGAAAGACGGTTATCAATAACAAAAACCCTATCACCCACCCGCATTTCTGGGCGTTTGTTCAACTTCTCACTATCAACACTATACACTACACATCCACCCCTCTCGTATACATCGGCACACCATCCGACAAACAGTCAAAAGCAAGCTCTGCCACATCAGCCGCCCCGCCACCGCCAGCACCACTGACATTAACCACACAAGGCATAAAAAGCTCATCCCCACTAGGAAACCTAGCCCACAAAACCGTCTGCGTCCCCGCCCCGCCTTCAAAGCCAAGCCCCGCCACATAATCATTACCAACACAACCAAAAACCCGCTTCCCGCTAAGCGAAACCGTAAGCGACTTAGTCGTAACCAAACGCTTAGCCCAGCCCTTTTGGTCAAGGGGTCGCCATTCATCCATACCATTATCGAAACTTACTGAAAACGTCTCCATCCCCGTCACCGTGGCAAAATCCGCTGGGCGTTGCCCATCCCTGCCCTTAACCGACAAACTAAATTCAATATCTTTCACCGCATAAACATTACCCATAAAAATCCCCCTATAAATAAATTTGAAAATAAAAAATAACCCTTGACAAAGGGTTGCGATTATTGTATTATTATGGTAGGTATCACACCAAATGAAGCCAGCACCAAATGGGAAACCACGCAGGGCGACAACAGCCTGAAAAACTAAACCGCCCTGCGTGTTCTTACAAATCGCATAAAAACGACCTAGGATGATTATACACCATCTAGGTCTAATTTGCAACACCAAATTTCAAATAATACCACGCCTTTGAAAAGGGCGTTTTTTGTTACAAAAAATAAAAAACACTTGACAAAGGCTGGGCGGTGTCGTCTGTCGGACTAGGACGGGCAATGCCCGCCCCTACCTGTTTGTGGTTACTTCTTGTCATAAAAACCACGCAAATGTGGTAGGGGCGGGCATTGCCCGTCCCACGTATGCAGACGACACCGCCCAACCCAAAAGAATAGTGCCAGCAGGCATAGGACGAGCAATGCTCGCCCCTACCACATTTTTAATCCCTAGCCACAACCACAAGCAAAACACCCTTCCCCACAGAAACCGAAGCCCCCGCCCGCATCACAACATTACTTACCCCAAGCCCCTCACCTACAAGCAACCTAGCCCCATCCAAAGGATACTCCAGCCCATCAGTAACAACCCCCTCACAATCCGTAAGCGGTACCAAAGACACCAAAGACCCCACAGGCTCGTCCAAACACAAAACAGAACCCGTCACCATAATCTTATTATGCTCATCCACAATTACAGCATCGCAGTCCCACTCCAAAAACCGCTTCAAAAGCAAAACATTAGTCAAACTATGGTCAACACGGCTACCCAAAACAGCAACCAACAAAAACCTCTTAAACCCCTGCTCCCTAGCGTATTCAATAGCAATTTCCGTATCAGTAAAATCCTTCCGTGGCGAATGTGACCTAACAACAACATCAGAAGGCACATCATCCAAACAGCCAATAGAATCAAAATCCCCCACAAGCACCTGTGGCTTAACCCCCATCTTAACAGCATGGTCATAACCACTATCAGCACAAATAACAGTATCGCCATCCCTTAATTGCGACCTTATAAAATCATAATCCGCAATCGCACCACCGCTTATTATAACCGCTCTAATAGCAAACACCCCACAAAAGCACAACACCTTGCAGGTAATTAAACCATCAAGGTGTCGTATAATTTTACCCAGAGAGGTAGGTAAAAATGCTTTTCCATCATCCAAACATATTTTACCACATAAATAAACATCTGTCAACAACTAAATTTAATTTTTTACATAAAAATTTACATCTATACTATATTCAAACACCCCCCGCTGGTCTGCCCCCAACCAAACAGGTGCATTATTAGCAGGCACAACAATCCCCCACGTAAGAACGGCATCTTCCAACGCACTATAAAGCTTCCCCGCCACCCCCTCCGCCTCTGCCCCATTCCTACCCCACCGCAAAAGCAAAGTAACAGGCACAAAGTCATACGCCTTATAAATCCCCACATCTGGGTTATAAGGCGTCCCTCCACGACGAGGATAAACCCCCAAAGTGTGCTGAAAATTACGGTTTATAGTATGGACACTAACCTCACAATCCACAAACCCCCGCAAAAGCTCACCAACATCAGTCAAATCCATAACCTACCCCCAATTATCCACAAAACTCTGTCCCACAAAATCCCGCTTATCCCCAGTAACATAAGCATCAAACCAACGCCCACCCGCATTACGGTTCACACTCTGGTCAAACTCAAATTCTGGATGAAAATACTTCCTACGTGCATAAACAGCATCAGTAACAACAGCCACCCGCCCCCGCCTAACACCACTAACATCCACGAAAGTCGCACTGTTTTGCAAATGCCCACCCTCAAAAGGCAAAGTACCACCAGCAACCAAATCCCTCTGCAAATCCGTCGCAGTCCGCACCAAAGCCCGCCCAGCCACAACCCCCGTCATTGCGAGAAGCGAAGCGACGAAGCAATCTCTCTCCCGCATACACACCCCCCTAAACATCCAACAAATCAAAACTCAAATGATGAAACGTCCCATCAGGATTATAACAAGCCCGCCACCCCTTAACCAAAAACTCCCGCCCCTCAACATCAAAAACCATCTCGCCCCCACCATGCAACTCCCCCACAAAATCAACATCCGTAGTAGCCCTAGCACTCACATCATCCAAAACCCCATCCCTCTGCCTATTCCCCCTACTACGCCAAGCAAAATAACACCGTCCAGCCCAAACCTCTCTACCATCCAAAAACAAAGCCCCATCCCAATTCTCCAAAAACTTAGGATAAGCCAACTTACCCCAGGCAGCGCCAGCATTGCGTCTTTTGCAATGCGATAGCGGTTTTTTTCCGTTTGCGGAAAAAAAGCCTTCCTTCTTCATCAAACCACCCCACACATCAAACCACTTTTCATAAGCGTAGTCCAAGCCAAAAACCCACAACCAGCCACATCCCAAGGCTTTTCACTTCTACCCCGCCTATTCCAAACCCGCATATCACCAATACTATAACTCTCAACCAACCCCGAAACCCCATCCAGCCCCGCAAAATGGTCAACCATCAAACAAACCGCCCTTTTCATCGTTTCCCGCTGAAATTCCGTAAGCCCTTCCCACCTAGCCCTTGCCCTACCATGGGTCAAAGCGTCCACCACATCACATGCACGACCTAAAAAGGAGAGCAACTCACCCCGCTCTCCCTTAAACCTACCTTTATAAACATTACGATACCACTTGATGTCCACATACATCTAAGCACCCCCTTTTTTACAACAAAAAACGCCCTTTTTATAAAAGGCGTTGTTATTTTATGAAATTCGGTATTGCAAACCAGACCTAAAATGATGTATAATCATCCTAGGTCATTTATTTGGCTTTAGTGGTACACGCAGGGCGGAATAGTTTTCTAGGCGTATAACGCCCTGCGTGGTTTCCCATTTGGTACGGTGTTCATTGGTGTGATTGTGATGCCTACCACAATAATACAATAATCGCCACCCTTTGTCAAGGGTTATTTTTTATTTTCCACAACAAAAACATTATACCCACCAAATACAGTTTCGTCAACCGAACAAGGACGGGCAATGCCCGCCCCTACCTGTTGTCGGTTTTCCATTATCATAAAAACCACGCAAATGTGGTAGGGGCGGGCATTGCCCGTCCCACTCATGCGGACGACACCCCCCAACCCCAACCCCTCATCTACCTAATTTGCATTAACCGCAATACCACCAACCCTACTATCAACAACAAACAAATCCTGATACTGCCTGTTCTGATACAAATAACCATCCCCCTGCGTATGGCTTCCAGGCGTCCACAACTTAATATAACTATGCTTATTAACCGCAATAACAGCCCCAGGATGCACCAACATCATATGCACCTGCCTACTACCAACAGAAGGCACAAACCCACTATCAAAATCATAAGCCGTACGCATCCTACTAGACGGCACAACCACCACCTGCACCTCATCCAAAACCCTAATACTTCTATTCACCTTATTGCCCTTTTCACGGTCATTAACCCACATAAGACGTGACAATTCATTAGCTTGGTTAAGCAACTTATCAACCCTAGGCGTAACATACAAAATACGCCCCTCTGTCGGCACTTCCGCCTCATCCATCGCCTGCATAAAATCATCAAAAACCTGCAACACATTACCCCTTACCAAACCTCTAACATCCGTCACCCTACCAAGCCCCTCCGCCTGTTGCACAATCTGCGAAATACGATAAGCATCCGTTTCAGGTATGGCATGTTCCGTCTCAAAAACATTGGTAAGGTTAGTCGCAGCAAGCACCTGATTTGTCTCATCCACATCCATGGTGTCAACAAAAAACTCCACACTCCTATCATGTCTCAGCGTCTTAACCATATTGTCATTGCTAACCGCTGCCCGCACAAAACCCCCATCACGGTTATGGTTCTGATACCCCGCAAGGGTCAAAAACGGCAACTTAACCACATTGCCCCCAACAAAATTAACCCCCTGCGTGGTCAGCCCACTGGTAGCAAGCTCCCTACTATACTTCTGTTGCAACTGCCCTTCAAAAACCTTAGCATAATTAACACTATTCCCCATAAAAAATCCCCCTTATAAAATCCTAAAATCACCCAATTAACACAACACCACGGTAACCGTCCACACCGTGGTAGGGGCGGGCATTGCCCGTCCCTCTTGCATATACGACACACCAACTGAAAACAACGTCTTACCAACAAGGACGGGTCCCGTCAAAAGCTCTAATGCCCGCCCCTACCTTAATTACCAAATATCTTGGCAATAACCTCGTCATTGCGAGCCACAGGCGAAGCAATCTCTGCCCCAACCTTAAACCCCGCAGGCTTGGGCTTCTTCTCCGCCTCCACCACCTTCAACAACTGCAACAAAACCTCATAAATCCCAGAAAGGCTCTCATTAATCCCCTCCAGCCCCTCATACAAAGCAACATCAGTCACCTTCTCATAAACCGTATTACCCTCATAATAATCCTTTTCGTACATCTTAAAAATCCTCCTCATCTTTTCCCGCCCACCCTACCCCTAAATCAAATCTTCCTTCAAAAACAAAACATCAATCTGGTAGGGGCGGGCATTGCCCGTCCCATTCCTACATACGATACCGTCCAATCCAAAGAATAGTGCCAACAGGCATGGGACGGGCAATAACGCTTTTGACGGGACCCGCCCCTACCGCATCAACCTAGCGACCTCGTCAGCCTTCTGCTCCTGTGTCCACGTATCCCCATACAACTGCTCCACCGCCGTTTCAAAACTCATAACCCCCGCAGTCACCCCCTTGGCAACCACCTCAATCTGGCTACCAAAATCAGGTGCAGCATACTCCCCAAACTCCACCGCCACCTTATAATCCCGCACTTCCTCACCGTTGGCCGCATCCAAAGCCACAAGCACCACCTTAACAAGCGTAGCCAAAACCCCCCGCAACCCATCAATAATCCGCCCTCTAGTATAAAGCGTAGCCTTCTCCCGCTCCCTCTGTGCCGTGGCATTATCCCCCCGCTTCAAATCCATCCCAAGCGTGGCAGGTGCAAGCACCCCCTGCAAAGCCAAATTCAAAAACCCAGCAAAACTTGCTTCCAACGCATCCGTGTCAATCAAAGGTTGCACCACCTTAACACTATTATCAGCCCCCTCAGCCAAATCCATCTGCGTCTGCACAAACCGACTTTCAAACCCACCAAGCCCCCGCACTTCCCCCGTACGTGGGTCCCGTGGCAACATCTGGCTAGGCACATACTTCTGCACACGCCCATCCCTAAGGGCATCAACCCACTGGCTTATAACCTCATCCAAAGCATCAAAAGCGTGTATCTTCCCATCAAAAACACTCTTACCCCGCCCCGCAAACCGTGGGTTCTCATCAAAAATCAAAGGCACAGCCAATATAACCCCAAGCCCATGTAGGACATCGGCAGGCACTGGGGTGTCCTCCCCCAAAGCCACATACCTAATCCCATCCTTATGATAAATCTCCTCAAACCCATCATGCAAAAACACAACTTCCGAAATCCGCCCCCGCAAATAATTAAACCGCACCCTATCACCGCCAAAAAACTCAATAATAGGCAAACCAGAAACCCCATCATCAAACGAAACCCGAAAAGCCCCATCCCCCAAAGCAAGGCTAGTCCGCACCGCCCTAGCAAGCAACGCACCAAACCCATTCTCACTGGCAACCCGTTGCCACCTTAATTCCTCATCCCTAATCCCTAATTCCTCATTTGCATCCATAGGAAAACTTTTTTCACCCTTCGGATGAAAAAACCGTTCCGCTGTCGCTACACTGTTGACCCGCACACCAAGAAAGTCCCCCAAAGTAATATCAGCCAGCACATCCACCATCATAGCAGGCAACCCACTGTGCATCTTCCTAATCTTATGGTTTCTTCCACCCTCAGCCCAAAAACTACGGTTGCCAACCAAATCATCCACCGACCCATAAAACCCAGCCAGCTCCGAACAAACCCCCCGATACCAAACCTTGTTACGAAAAATCTCCCTCTCGAAGTCCGCATCAGACAAAACCGACACCCCAAACTCGCCACCCACAGGCACAATCTCCAACCAATCCCTAACCTTACCCTTCAACCATTTCAAACCAACAACCCCCTCAATCAAAAACAAAAAACGCCCCATCATAAGGCGTTACACATATCCGATAAAATTTGACAAACTTCGCATCTATGCTATAATAAACATATCACATCAGGAAAGGAGGTGTGAAGATGCGCAAAAAGCTAAAGAAGTACATAGAAGAAATGTACAAACTGGCGAAAGCCCTAAAGTACGTACTTTATGTACTTAAACTTTTAGCCGAACTTTTCAGCTAAAATACAAAACCCTAGGTAGCCGCCTAGGGTTTTGTATTTTAATCACACAAGATTTTTTGGTGTAACGATGCGCAAATTTATATAATAATACCACACATACGTGTACACGTCAACCCCCAATTAAAATTTTCTTAAACGGCACCGCCCCATACTCCGCACTGTCCAAACAATCCACAGAATAACCCCCACCATAAGGCGTTACACATATCCAATAAAATTTGACAAACTTCGCATCTATGCTATAATAAGCACATCACACAGGAAAGGAGGTGTGAAGATGCTTAACAAACTAAAGAAGTACATAGAAGAAATGTACAAACTAGTAAAAGCCTCTAAGTACATACTTTATGTACTAAAACTTTTAGCCGAACTTTTCAGCTAAAATACAAAACCCTAGGTAGCCGCCTAGGGTTTTGTATTTTAATCACACAAGATTTTTTGGTGTAACAATGCTTAACAATGCTATAATAATACCACACATACACTCACACGTCAACCCCTAATTAAAATTTTCTTAAACGGCACCGCCCCATACTCCGCACTGTCCAAACAATCAACCGAATAACTCCCATCATCAACCCTAACCCAATCCCCACGCTCCCGTGCCTTCTCACACCACCGTGCCTCGTAAAACGCCGAAATCCACTCCTTCAAATGCCCCGCCACAAAAAACCGCCCCTGCTGCACAAGCATAGCAAACAACCGTATCCTATCAAGCACCCCGTCCCTTTTATAAGACGGATGCACCTGAGTTCCAAGCCCCCGCCCCCGCAACTCCCGCACTAAGCTAGCCCGAAACATCTTCTCCGCACTCTCACAAAAAACAGCCCCCGAAAAAGCAAGGCTGTCAAACCTCTCACACCACTGCCCAATCTTCTCCCCAAGCATCCTAACATAAACCTCATGGGTCATACCATCCCCATCCCCCTGCCGATGATAAAACCCATCAACCAAATGCAGTTGCCCACAAACCGTAACCCCCACAAGCGTAGCCACAGTGGCATCTCTGCCACCAACATCCACCCCAACACTCATATACCTATACTTCAATTCCTCATTCCTAATCCCTAATTCCTCATTCGCCTTCCCAAACCCCACATAAATACCACCAACCCCACCTTCCCTAAGCCCCAATATATCCCGCTTATACCACCCAGACCCCTTGTCATAAGAAGCCAGCACCTCCTCCCGCCTCTCGACACTTACCGCCAAATTATCAAATATCGTAAAATGCCCATAATTAACCCCATCCCCCGCCTTCACTTGAAAATCCAAAAACTCCCGATAAAACCAATGCCCAGGCGGTTTCGCATTAAGGTCAAGAAAAACCTTCCTCCCCACACTAGCAATCGTCCTGTCCATAGCCTCAAAGAAAAACCCAGGGTGCATCTCATTAACCTCCGTCAAATAAACACACCCAAAACTAGCCCCCTTAATCCTAGCCGCATCACTAGCCCTGCCCCCACCCTCCACAACAACAACTTTCTCCCCAACAGCCGTCTGCACAACCAAGGCATCCCGCCCCTCGTACTTCCCAAAATAACTTCGCCCCTCAAAAAACCGCCTAAGCCCAAACCCATTACAATCCAAAACATTAAGCAAGGCACAACTCTTAGTAACCCCCGCCACCAAATGCAACCTCTCCGAACTACCTTCCACCGCCATTGCAAAACCAAGCACATTAACCACATTCTTCCCAGCCCGCTTGCCCCCTTCCGCCACATTAAGCCAAGCATCCAACGACCCAAGCAAATACCTCCGCTGCTTATCCGAAAACCCCACATACTCCATCACAAAACCCCCAAATAAAACGGAAATAAAATAAGCTTGACAAAATTCGCCAAGCCCTATACAATATAAATGGACAATCACATAAAAAGGCGGTTGGCGTAAATCCCTATACAAAGGGGGTGAAGCCATGTTATCTGTATACGAAATCATCATAGTAATATTTCTATCCATGTCTTTCGTCATTTCACTAATCACTTTAATGATACATATAGCAGATAAATTCTCAAAAAAATAACCGCCCTCGCAAAAGTGTCGGTTATTTTAATCTTCATCTTTACTCTTTAACAACCAATACGCCAACCGCCGTGATTGTCTTTTTTATTTCCACAACCCCATTATAACACACCCCAACCAAAAACACAACACCTTTTTTCAAAATCCCTTGCAAACCATGTCGAATTGTGTTATATTACTCAGCAGGACAATCACATAAAAAGGCGGTTGGCGTAAATCCCTATATAAAGGGGGTGAAGCCATGTCTGCATACGAAACAATCCTAATAATATTCATCGCCATGTCTTTCGTCACATCACTAATCACTTTAATGATACATATAGCAGATAAGTTTTCAAAAAAATAACCGCCCTTCTCCAAAGTGTCGGTTATTTTAATGCAAGCTTTCAACTCTGCAACAAACACTACGCCAACCGCCGTGATTGTCTTTTTTTCATTCTCACAACCCCATTATAACACACCCCACAAAAAAACACAACACTTTTTTCAAAAAACTCTTGACACCCTCAAATCCCCATGATATAATAACCCTTGTGCTTAAGACAACAGGGTGCAAAACCGCATCACCGTCTAAGGCCCGAGTGGCGGAATCGGCAGACGCGTCAGACTCAAAATCTGATATGGGTAACCATGTGGGGGTTCAAGTCCCTCCTCGGGCATCAAAAGTCCCTTTTCAAGGGACTTTTTTATTACCAACAAGCCTACTTACGTATCAAATCCGCCAACGCCACATAATCCAGACCGTCCCTAACCTCTTTCTCCCCCATCCTTCTCATCCAAAACTCAATCGCCTTCTGGTCCCCCGACAGTGCCTTATTAAAAACCGTCTCCTCCACCAAAAAATCCGCCATCTCCCCATCAACCTCCAAAGCCCGTGCAATCTCCTCATTCTCCAAAGCCCACCTTTTCAACTGCACAAAACTAACCCCCATCCGCTTGGCCACGCCCCGCTCATCCATCCTTCTCCGCAGGCCCCTAATCTTAGCCAGCCCCCCAGCCGTCAACCATTTATCCACTCTACATCATCCCCCTAATTTTCCATACTACAATAATAACACATCCAAAACTAACATTTACTCTCCAATTTCAAAAAACCTAAAACTTTTTTCTTGACAATTAGTTTTACTCATATTATAATATAAGCAATACTAATTTTCAAGGGGGAAACACAAATGAAAAAAGGCTTCATCCTCTACAACGACTACAAACAACACTTCGACCTGCTTTCAAACGAAGAATTAGGCATCCTAATCCGTGGCACCTTCGCCTACGAAGCAGAAAACACAGAACCAAACTTCGACGGCAAGCTACAAATGGCATTTTCTTTCATAAAAGCCCAATTAGACAGGGACAGCAAAAAATACGAAAAAAAGGTGGCACAATGCAAGGCAGCAGGACAAGCCAGCGGTCGCAAACGGGCGTTAACGAAACCAACAAATAAAGAAACAGCAACAACTACAGACACAACCACAGCTAAAGAAAAAGAAGAAAAGATAACCTTCGCCGACTGCGTCCACCTCACCCAAACCCAACACCAAACCCTACTACAAACCCACGGCGAAGCCAAAACAAACGCCCTCATCCAAACCCTAAACAACTACAAAGCCAGCCACGGCAAAACCTACAAATCCGACTACCACACCATACAAAACTGGGTAATCAAAAAACACGAGGAACAAACCAGCACCGCCGCCACCAGCGTAGCTAAGCAACCCCCCACCAAATCCCACAACTACCAAGGGCGTACCTGGGACTACGACAAACTAGCCACCCTAGAACGCCAGCGACTAATCAGCCAAACAACATAAAAACCCATTCCAATCAAGGAATGGGTCGCCATAAGCTATCCTACGTTTTCACCTAGGGCTTTTAGAAACAGGCTTTTCCAAAACTCTCCCTTCGACTTCTTCAGCCAAATCATACAACCCTTGTAAAGCCTTAACATTATCACCGCACAAATCTTCCTCAACGGTGATAAGCCTCGAAATCGCATGGAATATCCCTATCCAAGCATCCGATTGAATCATACTACGATAGTTAATTTTGCCGTTTGTGTTCTGGTTTTCCATAAAACCACTCCTTCTAGGTTAAAATTTGGTGTTGCAAATTAGACCTAGATGAGTTATAATCATCCTAGGTCGTATTTTATGTGACTGGGTGGACGCAAGGCAGGCTCGAACGGTTCAATGGTCAAACCTACCTTGCGTTTGTTCCTAAAAATCCCAGTTCACAACGCCATTATACACCAAATATCGACCCCTGTCAAGCACTTTTTAACAATATCGTGGTAGGGGCGGGCATTGCCCGTCCCACTTATGCGGACGATACCGTCCAATCCTAAAGAATATTGCCAGCAGGCATGGGGCGGGCAATGCCCGCCCCTACCAAAACCATTACAAACCTCAATAAATACAAAAACCCAATCAAATAAGAGGTGTACCTGCTAACCACCTCTAAAAATAAAAAACAGGAGGATTTTTTATGAAAATCTCACCCCGCACCATGGCATACATGGCTGTCGTAGCATCGGCATACGCCATAATCACCATAACCCAAGGGGCAATCGGCTTCGGGGCAATCCAATTCCGCATCGCCGAAAGCCTAAACCTACTAGCTTTCTTCAACCCCATCTTCGCCCCCGCCGTCGCCCTAGGCGTATTCCTATCCAACCTAATAATGTCCCCCTACGGCATCCTAGACGCAATCCTAGGCACCCTAGCCACCGTCATCGCCCTAACCCTAATCCGCATAACCAAAAAACTTTTCGACAGCCTACTAATAGCATCCATCTGGCCAACCCTAATAAACGCCATCATAATCCCACTGGTAATCCTAATCTCAGGCGGTGGCATATCCGCCCTAACATGGTCGTCCTTCCTACCCATAGCCCTATCCGTCTTCATAGGTCAATTTGTCGTCGTAAACATCTTCGGTTACGCCCTTTTCCGCATCTTACAAGCCCGCCACAAAAACTTCATCAAAAAACTAGAAGAACTATAACACGTGGTAGGGGCGGGCATTGCCCGTCCCAGTCTGCAAGACGTAATCTAAATCCACAAAAATATTTTCAAATAACCCTTGACAACACCAAACATCTATGCTAAACTATATCCTATCAAAGAAGAAGCCCGCTTCTCACCCCAAGCCCAGCAAAGGGGTTATTAAAGATTAAACTGATTATTTCGGTATCTTTGTGGGCTTTTAACGCCCACTTTTTTATTGGGCTACAGGCAACCGCCAAGGAGGTGCTTTTATAGCAACAGAGTTCTATATCAACGAGCAGATACGTGACAAAGAAGTCCGCCTACTAGACCCAGACGGCAACATGCTTGGCGTGGTTTCTGGCAAAGAAGCCCAGCAAATGGCAGAGGAAAAAAACCTAGACTTGGTTAAAATCTCTCCCAAAGCCAACCCCCCCGTCTGCAAAATCATGGACTTTTCCAAGTTCAAATTCGAACAAGCAAAAAAAGAACGGGAAGCCCGCAAAAAACAGAAAAACGTAGAAACTAAAGAATTGTGGCTAACCCCCAACATCGACAGCGGGGACTTACAAACCCGCCGAAACCGTGCCGTAGAATTCCTGACAAAAGGCGACAAGGTAAAGGCAACAGTGCGCTTTCGCCACGGCCGTGAAATGGGACGCACAGACGTGGGTCAACGCATACTTATAGACTTTGCAAAAAGCCTAGAAGAATACGCCACCGTAGACCGCCTACCAAAACTGGACGGTCGCAGAATGTCCATGTTCCTAACCCCCAAAGCCGACATCATCAAGAAAAAGGACAACACGGACAAAAAAGACAAACACGATAAAAAGGAGAACAAAAACAATGCCGAAAATGAAGACTAAAAAAGCTGCCCAAAAGCGTTTTTCAGTAACGGGTACAGGCAAGCTAAAACGCATGAAAGCCAACAAAAGCCACATCTTGGAAAAAAAGTCCCCAAAACGCAAGCGTAACCTTCGCAAAGCAACCCTAGTGGACAAAACCAAAGAAAAGAACTACAAACAAGCAATGCCATATCTATAGGATAAAGGAGACAAAATAAAATGCCAAGAATTAAAGGTGGCTTAAACGCCAAGAAAAAACATAAAAAAGTATTAAAACTAGCAAAAGGCTACTACGGTGCCAGAAGCAAACAATACAGAACCGCAAAGGCAGCGGTAATGCGTGCCATGGCACACGCCTACATCGGTCGCAAACAAGTCAAACGTGACTTCCGCAAACTCTGGATAACCCGCATCAACGCCGCCGCCCGCATCAACGGCATGTCCTACAGCCGTTTCATGCACGGTCTAAAGCTATCAGGCATCAACATCAACCGCAAAATGCTATCAGAAATCGCCATCCACGACGCCACAGCCTTCACAAAACTAGCCGAAACCGCAAAATCCGCCATCGCATAACAATAAAGAAAAATGCCACTTGGATTTTGCAAGTGGCATTTGTTTTTTCAAACAACACAAAACCCGCTACAGGAGGAAAAAATGTCCAAGATAAAAAGCAAAAGAATAAATTGGCTCGGCTGTTTTATTACTTACTTATTTGCAACAAAAATTTTCGTTTGGCACGATAAGCTCATAGAATACGACACACTATGGTCTACATTTCTTCATTACTTCATATTTAGGGACAGCTTCATCATCGTCTTCGTATTAAGCCTTACTCTAATCGCCACAATCATTGATGACTGGAATACACCCCTCAAAAAATTAAGCGAACGCAAAAGATGGGTCGCATATCACATAGTCACTTACACAGCATCAACATTGCTTTACATAGCCCACAACAGGATATTAAATCATTTTTTCCAAACGCCATTTGAAACTTGGCAGACATTGTGGCTAAGATGGACAGTGCTATACGCCTTCATATCGGTCGCATTTTACATAAAATACTTTATGCCAAAACCTAAGAAAAAAACGAAAAAAACCATAACCACAAATCAAAGCATACGCCTGAAAACAGGAGAAGAAGCTGTCGTCACAGAAATTTTTAACGATGGCAAAAGCTACAATGTACAAATACCACAAAAAGACGGCAGTTACAACCAATCAGAAATATCCCATAACGACATAAAAAGCATATTCGAACGCATAGAAACACCCATTTAATCGCCCCCCAAACGCCCCTGCCATCACCTAAAATTTATACTTGACAAAACACCCAAAGTCATATATAATAACAATAATAAAAGAAGGGATGCCTGAGAACACCCCTTCAATACGTACAAGTCAGCAGGCTTTGCGTAATATTATTTGTAAATCACACAACGTCGCTTACTCTTGGTCTGGAGGGCGGCGTTTGTCTTTCTTCTTTCTGTCTATGTAATCAGCAAGCGTGACAAACGCCACAATACCAATAAATATCAGATTGAATACTTCACATATCCACATAGGCTAACCCCCTTTCTATAGGGGTGTCAAAGCCTGCCTCCAAGTACGCAACTAAATTATATTACAAATCTCACCAAAAGTCAACATAAAAAAGGCACACAATCTATGCCTTTTTCATTGCCCATATGCACCAACCACACACCACGTCCAAACTTGGTAGGGGCGACCATTGGTCGTCCCACTCACACATGCAACACCCTCCAACCCCAAAAAATATCACCAACAGGCAAAGGACGTGCAATGCACGCCCCTACCATATCACCCATACATCCTAGCCCTATCATGTATAACAAAAACCCGCACCATATCCATAGACAAATCCAGCCCCTGCCCCGTCCCAGACAAAAACCCCTTATCAACCAACTTCTGTATAGTAGGCTTAGCCCAATCAGGCATCTGTGCCACACTGTTAAACCTAACCACATCAGGCTGCGGCTGTGGCTTAACCTCTGGCTTCGGGTTTATCCCCAAATACTTCAAAACCCCATCAGCAATCGCCCTGCCCATCTCCATATGCCCATTACGCAAAACCTCTAAATCCAAACTGCCCGCAGGTGCATCAATAAAAGCCACCTCGATAAGCACAGCAGACATCTTGGTATGCCTAAGAACCCCCAAATCCTCCCGCAACCAAATACGGCGGTTTTTAAGCCCAGTACGCTCCGAAAAAACATCCTGCACCGTCTGGGCAAACTTCCTATCACTTTCCTGCCCAAAAAGCGTCTCCGCCCCCGTGCCACCACCAGCATTGACATGCACACTTACAAAATAATCCGCCCCCCACTCATTAGCCATCTGCCAACGAGCATTAATAGCACTGGCATTATCAACACCCAAATTGGTCTGCAAGGTAGGGCGACTAAGCCGCACTTCCACCCCAGCCTCCACCAAAAACCGTGCCAAATGCCCCGCCACACTAAAAGTAACATCCTGCTCCCGCATACCATTACCCACAGCCCCCGTGTTAAAACCGCTGTAATTATGCCCAGCATCAATAAAAATCTTCATTCAAAAACCCCCTTTATACAATATATTTAATCATACCACATCCGCAACCAACATTTTCTCTCCAATAAAAAACGCCCCTCTCACAAAGGACGCTTTAGACTAACAACAACACCCTACCGTCAGCCCAAACACCCCCAACAAAAAGCGTCTCATGGTAACAACAAGCCAAACCACAGCAAACACAGCAAACCACCTAATCTTATCTTCCAAAGCCTACACCCCCAATATATAATGTTAAAGCCTATTCAAATCTAGTCAAACCCAAAATAATATTGCCAGCAGACATATGGCGAGCAATGCTCGCCTCTACCCAAGAAAACTAAACCAATAAATCAACCTATGGTTGATTGTTTTTTGTCCGACGTATCGCTATACTAATATTATCACAACAAACCACTTGACCCCAAGCTTCACCAATGATATAATACCAATAACATATTCAACAAAAGGAGGATAAAAAATCATGCTCGACAAAAACCTAGTGGCGGACGTTCTAACCGCCGCCCTATCAACAGGGGCAAGCTTTGCAGAGGTGTTCGCCGAAAACACCACAACGGGCAACATAGTCCTAGTAAACGGCATCGTAGAACAAGCCCAATCAGGACTAGACTACGGCATAGGCATCCGCATCTTCGACGGTCTAAACGCCGTCTACGCCTACACCAACGACAGCAGCCGTGACAACCTAATACGTGTAGCAAAAGAAGCAGCAGGTGCAGTAAAAGAACGCAAACACACCAAAATCGCAGACCTCGTCGTCCTAAACTTCGACAACATCAGCCCAATGAAAACCCCTTACAACACCATCCCCAAAAAACAAATCGTAGACATGCTTCGCATCTCAGGCGAAGCCTCCAAACAAACCGACAGCCAAATAACAGGCACAAGGGCAACCTACCTAGACGTGGTAACAAATGTCCTAGTTGCCAACAGCGAAGGCATCTGGGGTGAAGACCAAAGAAACCGCACCCGTGTGGCAATCTCCGCCGTTGCAAGCTCCGCAAACGAAAAACAAACCGCCACCAGAAGCCCAGGCGCCGGGCAAGGCTTCGAGTTCTACGAAGGCATGGACTTTGCGGGGATGGGTCGTGACTGTGCAAAAGAAGCCGTAACCATGCTACACGCAGGCTACGCCCCATCAGGCAAAATGGACGTGGTAATCGGCAATGGCTTCGGCGGGGTAATCTTCCACGAAGCCTGCGGACACAGCCTAGAAGCCACTGGTGTCGCCAAACAAGCCAGCGAGTTCTGGGACAAAAAAGGCAAACAAATCGCCAACCCCATCGTAAACGCCATTGACGACGGCACAACCCCAGGTGCATGGGGCAGCCAAAACATGGATGACGAAGGCGGAAAACCCCGCCGCAACGTCCTAATAAAAGACGGCATCCTAAACACCTTCCTAATAGACAAACTAAACGGCTTACGCATGGGCGAAGAAAGCACAGGAAGCGGACGCAGACAAAACTACCGTTTCGCCCCAACCAGCCGTATGACAAACACCTACATAGACAGCGGTGACAGCACCCTAGACCAAATCATATCCGCCACAGAATACGGCATATACGCAAAACGCATGGGCGGTGGCTCTGTAACCCCCGCCACAGGCGAATTTAACTTCGCCGTCCTAGAATCCTACATGATACGCAACGGCAAAATAGCAGAACCCGTCCGTGGAGCATCCCTTATAGGACGTGGTTCAGAAGTCCTAATGAACATCGACATGGTAGGCAACGACATGGACCACGGACAAGGCATGTGCGGTTCAGTATCAGGCTCTATCCCCGCCAACTGCGGTCAACCAAGCCTACGTGTTAAAGACATCCTAGTAGGTGGCAGAAGCGAAGCTTAACCAAAACGGTATCGTCAGCAAGACTAGGACGAGCAATGCTCGCCCCTACCACACACACACCGCATTAACACGCCACCACCAAGGGCTACGCACAATCCGTCGGGGGCTACATATACCGTTGCATGGACTACATATACCATGGTATGAACCGCATATACCGTGGTAGGGGCGGGCATTGCCCGTCCTAGTCCGCCACGCAACACCCCCCAAACAAAACCCCTAACCCAACAAACAAGGAGTGAAAACCATGAACCTAAAAACTTTCAAAGAAAACCTATTCACCCAAGCCCAATCAGCAGGCTTTGAAGAATACGAACTATACTGCCAAAACGGCAACCGCACCACCATCAACATTTTCAACCAACAAGTACAACAATTCACCAACGCCTCCTCCGCAGGCGTAAGCTTCCGTGGCAAATTCGCAGGCAAAATGGGTTACGCCTCCAGCGAACGCATCCACGAAGACATTATCCCCTTCCTAATCTCATCAGCCAAAGCCAACGCCGAAATAATAGAAACAGCCGAAATAGAAGAACTTTTCAC